GATCTCATTCATGGCTTTGGACTCAGATACTGAGGGAGCAGTGTGGCCATCAATTGTAAAAAGCACATTGGTAAGATTGAGCAAACTTTCATTTGCAGCTCTTGTTACACGGGCTACCCAATGGTCACAGTGCTCCATCATTTTACCAGGCTCTTTTTGATTAAAAGCTAACGGCTTGATTGCACATAATATTTTGCTTTCATGTTTTGCAACAAATGGCATCTTAAAACGCGTGAGCTCACCGCCAAGTGTATCTTCTTTAAACGCACCCTTAAGTTCAGAGTAAGAGTTGATACGTGCTCTCAACTCCTTAGTTAATATTTGTTCCCTGCGTTCTTTGCTGTATTCAGAGTGATTGATGAACTTCTCATAAAGACAGTTAAGTTCTTTCTCTGGGCTGTGGGCCATGACAACACGGGTTGAGCTAAAGTGAAAGATCGACTCTTTTTTTGCCGTTAAATAGCTGAAGAAATTGGCAAAATCAGTAGCTGTTTTAAAAGAATGTGAATGTGCTTGGGCAAGTTGTAGCTCACGAGCAACTGCATCTTTCGCAAGAGGAAAAATAGTATCATCTCGAAAGAAAGCGCTAACTCTGGCATCGTTACCATTCGTCAGCTTGAAGTAAAGAGTGCGTTTTTTTGGTGCGCACAAGACTACCCCAATGTTTGCAAACTCTTCAGTTTCTGCATAAGGTGCATATCTTACAATGCTGTAGAGACATGGCGTAGTCACTTGATATTGCTCCAAAATTTTTCTTCTAAAACCCTATCTAAAGTTGATTTAATGAAATCAACGTATGCATCATGCTCCATGTCATCCTCAAGATTCCATTCCTCAGGAATTGCGGATAGTGAAGCAGGAAGAAAAGCCTTTACTCTTTTAGTCTCGTCCTCACCAGATTCTCTATCAACTAGATCGAAAATCCATGAGCGGTGTCTTTCACTATAGACATGGTGCTCGAACTCACCAGGGGCTTCATCATGATCGAACGCAAGGTTATGGTCAATTAGGTAATGTCTATTGTTTCTGTAATCGAAAATGATGTTCACATTACCTCCCGCTGGGGACAATGCTCTATCTGAGTTATTTATCCACTTATCAAACAGATAAACCTTTTTCTGGCTAGTAATATCAACATTGCTGTGAGCCTGAGGGAAGGTTATAGGCGAAACTCCACTTATGAATTTTGTGGCGAAGGCATAGCCCTCATATAACTCATTCTTCCACTCAGGAACAAATTCAGTTAGGGCCTGCTCAACGTAGACAATTTTGAAATCTGGCAAGGATAACCCAAGCTCTTTTGCCAAGCTGGCCGAAACCCATTCTGCAATTAGTTCCTTTCTCGTTACGCATGGCATGCCTTTTACAACATAAAGCTCATCATCGTCGCATCTGCATAAAAATGGTTGAGTAGCACAATCCATTATGCGCTTAACTATCTCTATAACATGAAGATTATCTGCATTCATTATCTTGCATAGCGTCCATGAATGTATGAAAATTTGGCCCATAGCACTAAGCTAAAAAGCTAAATGCCGTGAATTCAACCCAAAGATATCTTCCGCTTATTACTCTCCAGTAATGCGCTGCTTCATCTCGCGCTGGTGCTTATGATAGTCCTCATCGCACTCAGCTGAGCAAAAGGCTGTATCTGCTATGACTTCTTCATCCTCGCACCAAATGCATTTACCGTTGCGGCTAACTAGCCTCGGTTTACGTGCTGACATTGACGCTGCCAGATGGGCTTCTTCACGCTCTTGTGCCAGATCTGCATCATCCAAAATGATTCTCCTTAGTTATCAAACCTATCTTCCTGCGATTAGCCGCCTGGCGCATAAGCTCCACTTGCGATGAACCACACCAGGAGTGTTATACCAGCTACGATTATCGCCACCGGGAACAGGTATCCGATTTTCATGCGAAATAAAGCCTCGTTTATTTAACTACGGTCTCATAAGCCAGAGTAGAGCAATGATGCCAATGGCGATAATTACGATTGCATGAATATGCTCATCTGGCATCGTCACTCCTATTTAAACGTCTCTTCAGGCCGCTAATCCTTAAAATTTGCTCCAATATCCCTGTTGACTAGCCTGACTCGTCGCATCGCCAATTAGAATCCTGAATCGGGTACCATCACTCAACTTTCCACTGCCAGAGCCATTCTCAAGGTTAGGACCATAGCGCATTACTTGTGCAGCACCTGACCTACCATCACTACAAGTAAAGGCGACTTTGAGCATTGGGGAGGTTGTAAACTGATTGTATTTCCCAGAGCATGAGAGACCACTCACGTTCTCAACATAAAAATCTCCGCGAATAAGCGAAGCTGTAGCCGTTCCCATAAGCGGCTCTTTTTGGTCTTCAGTTTGCACAACCAATCCAGTTGAAACAGAGCAGCCAGAGAGAAGCAAAACTGAAAAAGCGATAATTTTTCTCATCTTCAATCCATTGCCGTGTGAAATAAAAAATTAATTAGAGCAGTCGCAACTTAGTCTCAATAGCTACGCCAATGATCTTGCAGTTACCGTTTATAGGAGTCATAGGCCACTGTGGGTTTAATCCTTTCAGGTACTTCTGATTGCCATCGATCACCAGCTTTTTGAAGGTAGCTTCGTTATCATCAACCAGCTTGGCGATGACGAGATTACCATTAGCAGCTTCGCGTCCGGTATCGAATAGGACGAAAGTTCCCTCTGGGATACTTAACCCCATTGGAGCTGTCATCGAATCGCCTTCGACCTCAAGCCAGAACGCATCGCCTTGCAAATGAGCGTCAGATTCAAGCCACAGGTCGATGTCTTTCAGTGTATAGGGTTCACAAGCCTCTGCCCACGCACCAGCCTGTACTTTGCTTAGGACTGGATATCTTACCCCACGAGAGTAAGGAACAGGATTTGAGATATTCACATCATTGCTTGCCTGAGAATGCAACGAGTCCAGCCAACCATTAGACAAACCGAGAGACGCCTCTATCTTGCGCGCCATCTTATCGCCGACATTCCTAACACTTTTTTCGCCTAACAACTGGCTAAACTGGGACGCGCTGATCCCCAAAAGGTCAGCAAAGCTGGCCTTAGTGTTACCGCTGGACGCCAGATGCTTTTTGAGCATTTGCTCCAGATTTGCTTTGCGAATGTCTTTATTTTCCATTCATTGATTCTCACACCATTTAGCAATTCGATAAATATGCAAAATGCTAAATGATGCTTGATTGTAATTTATCATAAAGCTAAACTTGTTTCGTTATTTAAGGAGGCACCAATGGGTAACGAATTACTCCGCTGGCGCAAAGAGGCAACCAATGATGATTGGGTTCGCCTTGCAGCTCTAGCCAAAACGTCTGTTGGCTACCTTGACCAGATTGCATATGGATTCCGCCGCGCATCACCTGGCAAAGCATCCGCAATCGAAGAAGCCAGTAAGCACTTCTCCGGTTATGTGCCGGTTAACAAAGAAAATCTTGTGTTCGCACCGCAGCGTGCATCAGTAGCTTAAGTATTTCCCGCTCTCTAAAAACGGACAACCTGTCCTACGTCGCTGAAAAGCGAATCCAATGAAACAAACACATTAAACGTGGCATCTGCTTCGGCTTTGTCACGTCTATTAACTTCTAAAAGGAATTATCGAATATGGACCATGCAAGAAACAGCAAGTTAATCAATGAAGTGGAAACAGAACTCCGATCTCGCCTGACACACAAAGGCCAGCGTGTTTTGGCTGATGAAGCTGGATGGCATGAATCGAAAGTCAGCCGCTTAAACCTGCGCGATATGGCAACGGTTTTCGTGCTGCTTGAGAAGGTATGGGAAACGAGCCTGATTGCAGAGGTTGCCCGACAAGCGGTAGCTGCTGCGATGGGGAAAGAAAAAGCCCCGAGCTGCGCGAACAGCTTCGAGGCCTAGTGGAAATCAGCGTGTACTAATCACCGGAGAAAATTATGCCTGGAATAACTGGATATGTAAACAGTGGCAGGGTTATTTATGAGTAATCTTGCCCATGACAACGTTTCACCAATCAGACCTGATTTGCAGGTCGTGGAGCGCCGTGTGGTCGATACCGATAATGGATATACCAGGATCGCTAACGAGCTACTGGAGGCTATCGCAAGCGCCGATTTAACAGCGCGTCAGTTGAAACTAATGTTGGCTTACGTCCGCAAAACTTACGGTTTCAACAAGAAATCAGATCGCATTGCTGACGAGCAGATTGCTCAACTAACCGGGCTTTCTCGCCAGAATGTCAACAAGGCAAAAAAAGAACTGCTTTCAATGAATTGCTTGTTAATGGATGGGGGGTTAATCGGCGTAAACAAAGAGGTTTCTGCGTGGCAATTCAGCAAGTGTCTCCAAGTTAGCAATTTAGTCTCTAAACCAGAGACAAAAAGTGTCTCTAACCTAGAGACTTCACCTGTCTCTAACCCAGAGACACACAAAAGACATTATTCAAAAGACAAGAAAGACAATAAATATTCGTCTGAGAATTCTGACGAATCCTCTGACCCACCCTCTGCACATTTTCCGGCTCATCGACCTGATGCAGCCATCCAAACGCCGAAAGGGGACAAGTGGGGGACAGCTGACGATCTCAAAGCGGCCGAGTGGATATTTTCGAAAGTTCGCAATGTGTCGCCCACTGCCCAGCAGCCTAACTGGCCAGCATGGGCGAACGATGTCCGCCTGGCACGCAACGCGCTTAATTGCACCCATCTGGAAATCTGCGAAGTCTTCAAATGGGCCAACGCAGATGCCTTCTGGCAAACCAACGTTATGAGCCCTGCAAAGCTTCGGCAGAAGTGGGACACGCTCAAAGCCCAAATGAACCAGCCTCACCGAAACCGGCCTGTCTGTGCGGATCAGCAATCGGCTGTCAACTGGAACAGCGAAGAAGCCTGGGAGAAATTCATATGAGACAACTTCAAGCAGCAGTGCACCGTCGTGATGGCGCCGCGTTATCCCGCATGGTCGGCGATGCGCCACAGCCTCTGGATCGCCGCCTGCATCACGAAATCGAAAAGCTGATCAACGAGTTTTTCGAGGGGCTGAAGCAGGTATTCCCGGCATCAGTCAGTACCGCCTGGCGAAATGCCGGTGATGAAGCCGCAGCCAAACGCCAGTGGATCGCCGCCTTTGCCGAAAACGGTATTAACAATCGCCAGCAACTGGCCGCTGGTATGCGCCGGGCGCGCGCCAGCGGATCACCATTCCTGCCGTCTCCCGGTCAGTTTATCGCCTGGTGCAAGCAAAGCTCGTTTGCGGTTGCCGGCCTGCCCGACGAAGATAGCCTGTACTCGCTGGTGATGACCTACTGTGCCAGACGCGGTGGTTACGTCACAGCAGAAGACTACCCGTGGGGTAGCAATGCCGAATACTGGATGGTCACCGGCCTGTACAGCATGATGCGAGCTAACAATCTGAGTGAACCCGAACTACGCGTGAAATGCCGCTCTGAGCTGCGCAAGATGTCACAGCGCATCGAAGCTGGAGAAGAAATACCCGAGCCGCGTAAGCAGCTGTTAAAGCTCTCTATCCCATCAACTAACGAGAAAGCGCAGGAAGGCATTGCGATGCTCCGTGCCACCCTGAAGCGAGGTAAGTCATGAGTAGGCTCACCAAAAAGCGACCCAATGGCGATGATTATCCTCAATGTCGAGCGGGTTAAGTTCGCAACGCAAAAAATCAATAAGTTCTGCTTTACGTTTCAAAGTGTAAATTCGACTTGCACTTTACCGGTAACATCTTATTTTCAGTAGGGAGGTTCAATACACACAAACTGAAGAGGGATATTTATGGCTAAGCATCACGTTTTAAAGTCACTTGAAATTACAGCAATTGTCATTTTCGCGCTGGTATTGGCTTACTTAGCCATCACCGGAATTTTATCATCAATGGGCATTGACCACTCCTGGGCTTCACCGCACCGTTAAGTAGCTTCAGCACCAGGGGAATCAAGCAAAACTTAAAAATAAACTAGTTAAATTATATGGCCGACATCTCAAATAAAGGGGTTCGGTTGCACAAATCGAACTTCCTCGACGTGGGGCAACAGTTACTGCCTTTGCTCGAATCTGGCGAATGCTACCGGCTAATACTCAGGCCTTGGAAAGAAAAACGTAGCCTTTCGCAGAACAACCTGGCCCATATGTGGTTTGGCGAAATCAGCGAATACCTCATTAAGTCCGGCCGTATCGATGCCACACCTGAATGGGTAAAGCGCAACCTCAAAAGAACTTACCTGGGCTGTGAAGAAATCACTTACACCGACTTCGTTACCGGCGAGAAGGTCACCACCTACGAACCACGCCACACTTCCAGCCTCGATACCGGAGACATGCATTTCTTCCTGAATCAGGTTGAACAGTGGTGCGGGCAGTTCGGGCTGTCACTGACCATTCCCCACGATAGCGAATATCAAAAACTGAAGGACAATCAAAATGGCTAAAAAGACATGGTCCGATAAGGATCTGGCTTATATCGAACGCGTCGCCGGAAAAGTTCCTGTGCACGTCATGGCTGCCGCTATAAACAAATCGGTGTCAGCTGTAACAAGTAAGGCGCACTCGCTCGGTCTGAAGCTGAAGGTACCAGCAATCATTCTCAGTAAATATTGGCCCGATTATGTGCAAAAGAATCGCACAGATGAAGTGTCATAACTCCATCATGCAATTCTGTATTTACCATCTAACATTTAAACTAGAACAAAGATAACGTCCGATGTTTTAACCATGTCTTCCATTTAATAGCTTTAAAACTTCCGGGACCTTATGAATGTGAATTAGGGCCAAATGTGATCATATGGAGAAAATCCGATGAAATCAGGACTTGAAGCAGGTTGCGTTGCCTTGGTAATTGACTCAGTGAATCCTGAGAACGTCGGAAAGTCTGTAACATTACTGAGTTGGGTCCAGGCTGGAGAATTTTTCAATGCACCAGATGGCACTTGCGGAAAAATGCCTTCTAACACAGGCGGCTGGCTGTGTGTAGGTGACATTGTATGTGTTGGCAAAATGTCCGTCTCATTAAGGGATTTCAGAAATTATGGCTGGTGTATTTTCCCATCCAAATACCTTATGCCGCTAAAGGGCGACGACCTCAGATATTATGATGACCGCAGTAAGGAGAGGTGCAATGCCTGAAGAAAGGAAAATACCTAAAGTGCGTAAATGCAGAATATGTAAAAAGCGCTATAAGCCTCTTACTCTTTATCAGTGGTGGTGTTGCGATGAGCACCAGGACGAACTGATAAACCATCTCGCAACAGCAGCCAGAAAGAAACGGATACAGCAGCAGGACAAGGTCAGAAAGAAAGAAGCACAGCAGGAAACACGCCACCTCAAGATTCGCAAGTTAGCACTTCAGCCCCTCAGCCACTTCCACAAACAAGCTCAAGCCGCCTTCAACGAGTTTATCCGCACACGCGACGCCGACGATCCATGCATAAGCTGCGGTCGCTTTCATGATGGAAAATATGACGCTGGTCATTACCGTACTCGCGGGGCATCGCCGGCCACACGTTATGACGAAACCAACTGCCATAAGCAGTGCGTTCCCTGCAATCAGCATCTCTCAGGAAACATCGAAAACTACACGCCAAACCTGATTAAGAAAATCGGGCAGGATGCTTTCGATCGCCTTATGGGGCCACACCCTATTAGCAAGTGGACGCGGGAAGAGTTGCAGGAACTAGCAGCACACTACCGTCAAAAGACACGCGAGCTGATCGCACAAAGGAGCGAAGCAGCATGACCGAATACCTCAAAAAGAAGTGGCTCCGATTCACGCTCCTGCGAATGCCTGGCTTGGGGGAAATCAACTATCGGATCATCTGTAACTCAGCAAAACTCAAGAGGCTCAGACATGCGCATTGAACGAGACTTTCAGCAACTTGTCAGGCTTGCCGGTGTACGCAGCGCTGCGGACATGCGCCGCCTGTTTGGTAACGGGTGGAAGAATATCAACTCATCTCAACAGGCGTGGGTTCGCCACTTGCTCACAGTGTGGGGTCAGCACCTGGGTAATGAAGATTACGATCGCGGAGAAGTAAACGTTATTGGCCGCCTTATGATGCGTTGCGAATGGAGTGAGCAGCAGGGCAGACAGATCGAGAAAATCGTGTCAGAGCTTCACTGTGAAGGTTTGCGCGGCGAAGAGTTATTCCGCAAAGCCCGTGACCTGCTAATCCCTCAATCAGCAACGGCAAACATCATTGCTCTCGCTAAAGAATCAGATGATGCTGCCTTTGTTGAATCAGTTATGGTGAAAACATTCGGTATGGACAACCCGATTAAAAACGTGGCCAGATTACGATATTGCAAACGCAAGAGCGTGCAAGACATCGGAGCATCCATGATCTATTTCACGAGTATCAGCACAAAGGAAGCCCGCAACAGAATGGAATGGGCGCTGGATATTCTTGAGGGGGAAATGTTTTATGCAATCAAGCGAGAAATGGAGAATTAAATTCCCTTAAATAAGGGGTGAAGAGAATTGATGGCACAAATAGCTAAAGACAAAGGGCATGCGACCTGGCATATTCACTTTACGCTCGGGAAGCAAAGCGGACTGAGCAGTTCCATCATAGGTGAGTGATTAAACGCGCCACGGTTACCAGCCGTAGGCGTTTTTTTATTTACTAAAATCATATAGTTTTAATCAAATGCTAAATTCTTTTTTGCTACAACGTATCCCCCTTTGCGGAGGGGCATAACAATCGAAGTGCGTTAACATGCGGGTATCGTTGATTGTTTACGAGCCCACCGGGAGGCACCCGGCGCTGTAGCGACTATAATCTCTTAGTGGCGTGCAGGTTAAAATCATCAGCTGTTTCTATTCCTGTATGTCAATTAATCCGCCGTTAGCTTATTGGACAGAGCGCTGGCACTAGTGCCAGAGGACGGGGTTAAAATCCTTGACGGCGGCCCTCCTGTTTCCATTAGCGGCTTCAAATGCAAAGAGCATTTAGTATCAAGTCAAAATATTGATATAAAATAACTTCACTTAAATATTGCTTAACTATATGCTGGGGTTAATGCGGTGAATCACGCCTAGTGGCGTGGCAACAGTCAAAGCTCTGGGGGGCTGTCTGAGCAAGCGGCTAAGGGGACTGTACCTTACTCACCGTCTAACGAGCGGCATCGCAGAAAAGCCATAATGCTTCAGCAAAGCATGGCTCACCTTGGTGGGCCTTTTTGAAAAAAGATCCCGGAATGATAAGTCCCGGGATAAAAATTCAAGTTTCTTCAAGAGATTGGGTAGTACCCGCCGAGTAATATACGCGTAATCAGTTTAAATACCTTAAGCACATTCTTAATCAGGTCTTTCATTGGCGTTTTTTCGAATTCCTGACATTTTTTCATCGATGATGCTTCCAGACTTGAAATCCGATTGGCGCTTTCGGATTTGTACCTGCACGGCTTTACTACGATATTGATAGACGTAAACTGCTGAGCTTTGTTCTACGTCAAAATTAAAATTAACAGTGTTGAAATGCCGAAGATTACGGCTAGTATTGATTGTGTATCATTTCAATGCGCCACATCTAACGATGGATTGTTACCTAATCAATGACGATAAACGGGCGCACCAATTTCAGAAGCACAGGTTAAGCTGTGCTTTACTACGTCAAACTTGACACGATAATAGTGATTTAGTAAATAAACTGTTGCCTGGTGTTATTTGTTTTATCGTCCAATCATTCATCTCGCATACCAGGCCCTGAGCCCCGTCCTAACCGACGGGGCTTTTGTTTATGAGATAATAAGTTAATCGATCAGGGGCACGTAGTTGAAGTTCAGTTGCTTTATGTTTGATTGAGATTTCGTATGCCAACTTAAAATTATGAATAGTCTTCATAATCAAGCGTATCTGGTCTACATTTAGACCAATGCGGTGAATCCCTCTATGCGAAGGGGCGGCAGCTATTACTCTCCTGAGTAACAACAAGCCTAATCGCGGGTAAGCATGGCTGTACTTACTCACCGGGAGGCACCCGGCACCGCAGCAGATTAATTTTGGTGTGTTATTATAATAATACGGTGAATCCCCCTGTGCGGCGGGGCGGCAGTGAATGGGGCGGCATTTTTCTCCAAGACGGGACTAACGCGGACAGAGTGTACTGGCTTTGTTCACCGGGAGGCACCCGGCACCGTATGTTATATTCAGTGTTGGAACGAATCCCCCTAAGCGGCGGGGCATCAGCCAAGAACCAGCGCAAGTTTGCGGACGGAGGTGGCTGCACTTCGTTCACCGGGAGGCACCCGGCGTTTCGGCAACCTGCTAATATGATAATATTGCTATGAATCCCCCTATGCGGAGGGGCGTCAGCTTTACTCCCAAGATCGGTCTCAAGCGGTAAGTATTGGCTGGTACTTATCACCGGGAGGCACCCGGCATAGCAATTCCAAATTCACGTATATAAGGGCTCGCTTCGGCGAGCCTTTATCGTTTTCGCCCCTGCCAATCCCTATGACCTCAAGGAATATCCCCAAGTGGTGGCGGGCATCTTTTTTTTCGACTACTGGCAAAAGAAAACCCGCGCAAGGCGGGTTATGTCGAACTCTGGAAAGTTTCTTCCTCAGCAGTTGAAATTATAACCGGGTTCGCTTTCTTCATCCCTCGGCAAAATCTTAAAAGCGGATCCCCTAAATGGGGGTGGATATGAAAATTATGCCTGACAAACTTGCATCAGGTGCCAGCTATTGCGTCTCTGGCACGCTGGTCTGCGGAGGTAGTGTGTCGCAATGGATTCATGACCTCGACTGGAACCAGATTGCAGTAATCAGCGGCGTGGTAATCGGTATCGCCACCTTCCTGGTGAATCTGTATTACAAAAATCGGCAGACACGTGCTTATGAAGCCGCTCTGCGTCGTGGATACGTTCCAAACCCACCACAGGATCAGTAAACATGTCCCTATCCCCGTCTCTACGGAAAAAGCTAGTTGCTGCCGTAGGCGGCGGGGCTGGCGCGATTGCTATTGCTACAACGCTCATCCCTTCACTTGAAGGCGTTGAATACACCCCATATAAAGACGTGGCCGGTATCTGGACTGTTTGTTATGGGCACACTGGCATAGACATCATGCTTGGTAAGACCTACACAGAACTGGAATGCCGCGCGCTACTCGATAAGGATCTGCGCACAACAGCTGCTCAGATTGACCCCTATATCAAAAAGCCAATACCGGATGAAACCCGCGCTGCTATCTACTCGTTCGCCTATAACGTTGGCGCTGGCAACTTCAAAACCTCGACTCTACTTCAGCGCATCAACCAGGGAGACACCGCTGGCGCCTGCGACCAGTTGCGCCGATGGGTATACGCGGGGGGACAAAAGTGGAAAGGGTTAATGAATCGCCGTGAGATTGAGCGCGAAGTTTGCTTGTGGGGGCAGAAATGACATTTAGCCTGCGATCCGTTCTGATTACCATCGCATTGTTGATTGTCGCGGCTTTAGTTTACGGGCAGGTTCGTTACCTTAATGGCTGGTATGCCCACAGCGCCAAAGTTAACGCTGAATATGCAATCAAGAAACAGAAGGCCGAATCCAAGCTGGTTCCCATTGAGCAGAGAGCGGCAGCCGCCAACGCTGATGGAAAAGTCATCTATCGAACCATTACACGCGACGTGGTGAAATATGTTCAGGATCCGAATCGCACTGTGTGCCGTTTTGATGATGCTGCTGTCAGCATGCGGCAGCGAGCAATCGACGCGGCCAACAATATCGCAGGATTTGATGAGCCCGCCGTGCAAACTCAGTCCGGCGGGAAAGGACAGTGATGCAGACTTGCAATCGGATGTTGAGAATGCGGATTGTGTGAGAACGCTACGACTCAACACTTACCGATGGCAGGCCTGGTACAAAGCTGGCAATAGCTGAACATATGAATACTGTGAGTTGGAGGGTTGTGATAGAGGACCTTTAATGAAGTCTGTTCTGAAAGAGCAGGTAAATTCTTACTGGAAAAAAATCCGCCGTATCGGACTACGGCGGGAGATGTCACACACAGGGTTGTCAGCTATTAATGCTGCTCGTTAATCATGGAATATGCACTACGGCACATTACCAGTGCGGTCTGAATTGTATACCTTTCTAAATATGTTGCCGGGATTTGACGGAAACTTTTGGCAATAATGACAAATACCAGACATTTCTTAAGTAAATAGCGCGCAATTTAAATATAACCCATTGTCAATACTTAAGTATCCGATTCGTTTGGTTGATAAAATCTTTGCAGTACTCGAAGTCAAATTGGTCGAAAATTTGAGTGGTAGCAACTACACTTTTCTTCGTTAAGTCAAATTTCAAAGACGAAAACGGAGCTTATCATGCAAGATGACATTGCGACTGAGTGTGAAATTCAGATTAAACGTCTGGCGGGCATGTATCAGATGGGGGACGGCTACCAGCAAACCAAAGAAGCGATCAACTCAATCTTAACTCACTTCAACCACAGGCTGGGGAGAGATGTGTCTGTACGCATCATGGTATGGAGTGGTTTACATACTTCGCTAAAAAACTCCCTGATAATTTCAGCCGACCCTCGCTGGATAAAAGCGATACGCTATGCGATTTCCCGAGTTAAGTCATTCAAGCAGAATGCAATGGCATCTCATGCTGCCCGGGTGGCTTCCCATGCCTGAGCTGCGAATGAGCAGGAATGATTCACTTTATACGTTCGAATTGTAGGGACGGAAAGCAAATAGCCGGATTGCAGCAGTAAATTAACGAACTGTGCAAATGATGATATTCACGCCACTATGACTCGAGATTAGTAATTTTAGCCGAATCCTTTAAATCTCTAAGCGAAACGGATGTAAGAGCTTTTACCACAGGATAAGGAGTAGCTGACTGGATGAAGGCAGCCAAAATATCAGCCACCGTGATGATTGCGGGACTCCGGGACAGGGCGTAACCACCATACATGCCGGGCATACTCTTAACTAAGCCTTCATCCCTGAGCACTGCGATCAGGCTTTCAAGGTAACTAACAGAAATTGAAATTTCTGAAATTAACTCTCTGACAGGAGTAACTTTTTCCTCACTCAGAGACATCATGATTTTCAAAGCATAGTTCTGTTTACTGGTAAGCATCGTTTAGAAGCCCGTTAATTTTCTCTTTTAAGTAGAATACCACTGCTGTCAGGTAAAGTGACCAGCAGGGAGCGGCGTGACTGAATCCACCGACAAGGGATAACTGTTAGTCACGGTGCGAAGCTGGTGTATGATTTAGAAGTCAGGTGCGCGAGATGGCTTAGCGAAAGCTTCGACGGGACAAAGCGTGACACTAGCTGAATCAAGCAGTGGTGCCGTGACCAATACTGCAAGACCGTGGGTTCGAATCCCACCCTGACAAACTAACCGCCTACGGGCGGTTTTTTATTGGAGTGAATATGGCATCACCAGATTGGGAGGCCATCGAATTGGCTTACCGTGCTGGTTTGATGTCTATCCGAGAAATAGCTTCACAACATGGCATTACTCACGGCGCCATAAACAAACGTGCCAAACGCGATGGATGGGAGCGCGACCTAAAGGCGAAGATAAAAGCCAAAGCTGATGCGCTGGTATCCAAACGTGAGGTATCCAAAAAGGTATCCACTGAAACGGCTACCAACGAACGGATACTAATTGAGGCAAACGCAGAGGTAATAGCCAGCGTTCGCATGGAGCATCGCGGTGACATCCGGCGTGCAAGAAATATTGCCAACTCTTTGTTTGATGAACTCGAAGCAGAGTGCGCGGACGTGCCAGCGCTTCAGCAGTTGGGCGAGTTGATGTATCAGCCTGATGATAAGGGCTACGACAAACTCAACGAGATTTATCATAAGCTCATCAGCATGCCCGGCCGAGTGAAGTCGATGAAGGATTTATCCGACACCCTCAAAACGCTGATTGGCCTTGAGAGACAGGCATACGATATCGACGGCCCAACCGGCGACGATTCAACTAAGAAACTTTCCGATTTGATGGATGATTTAGCCAAGGGGTAACCATGAAGCCAGAACACCTCGCGCTTCTGCGTGACAAGCTCTGGCGACTGAACAATCTCTACTGGATCACTAACAAAGAAGGTAAGCCAGTCCGGTTCAAGATGACGTCGGAGCAGCTTGAATACTTCAAAGGCATGCACACCCGCAATATCATTCTGAAAGCGCGACAACTTGGCTTCACGACTGAGGTCTGCATCATTCAGCTTGATGCTGCGTTGTTTGAAGCTGCTAAGTGCGCTCTGATTGCCCACACCTTAAATGATGCCAAACGCCTGTTTCGAGAAAAGGTTAAGTACGCCTATGACCGGCTGCCGGCAGAAATCAGAGCGGCCAATCCTGCGAGCAATGACTCTGCCGGTGAGCTGGTATTCAAAAAGGGCGGATCACTCTACGTCAGCACCTCATTCCGCGGCGGCACGCTGCGTTTCCTGCACGTTTCTGAGTTTGGGAAGATATGCGCCAAGTTTCCCGATAAAGCGCGGGAGATAGTCACTGGTGCCTTTGAGGCGGTATCAAGCGATTGCTTCACCACCATCGAAAGCACAGCTGAAGGGCGCGCCAGTTACTTCTTCGATTACTGCCAGACAGCAGAGAAAGCTCAGCTGCAGGGCAAGCAGCTATCAAACCTCGACTGGAAGTTTTTCTTTTTCTCCTGGTGGAAGAATCCACTCTATGCAATCGACCCAGTGGAGCCATTACCGCAGCGCCTGACCGATTACTTTGACGATATCGAGTCGAAGCATGGCATTAGCCTGACCGATCAACAGAAAGCCTGGTATTACGCCAAAGAGAAGACGCTTGGCGATGACATGAAGCGTGAGTATCCATCCATCCCGGCTGAAGCGTTTGAACAGTCGGTTGAGGGCGCTTATTACGCCAAGCAGTTCCGCTGGCTTTACACCAACCAGCGCATCGGAGAATTGCCTGACAACCCACATCAACCGGTGCATACATTCTGGGATATCGGCGTGGGCGATTCCACCGCGATATGGTTCGTGCGTGAGGTTGGCGATGAATTCCACGTCATCGATTACTACGAGAACAGCGGTGAAGGTCTGCGCCATTACATGAAGGTGCTGAAAGACCGTGGCTACCAGTACGGTGACCACTGGGCACCGCACGATATCGACAACCGCGAATTTGCGGGCGACGGAAAGAGTCGTAAACAGATTGCCGCCGAAGGCTTTGAAATCGACGGCCAGATGTATTCCATACGTTTTAAGGTCGCTCCAAAGCTTGGCGTTGATACCGGCATCGACTCGGTGCGTGAAATCCTTCCCAAATGTGCCTTCGACTCAGCCAAATGCGAAATCGGTATTTCTCACCTTGAGGGATACCGCAAGGAGTGGGACGACAAGCGCGGCTGCTGGAAAGACAAGCCACTGCACGATTTCACATCGCACGGTGCTGATGCGTTCCGCTACTTTGCCGTAGCGAAGACCAACCACAAACAGACCGGCGCAATCTTCTTCTAAGGAGCACCAGTGAGTGAATTAAAACCGGGGGAGAGCTTCCTAGTAAACGCGCTGGCCGCTACCGTGGGGCGCCTGCGCTCCCTTTATGCCGGGGTAAACGGCAACACGAAGCGAACCAAATTATGGGACGAATTTGGTTATCCCGATCAGATTGGGTTTGATCAGTATTACCGCGCTTACGAACGTAACGCTGTGGCTCACGCGGCGGTGCATAAGCTGCTGGACAGTTGCTGGGTAGATCATCCAACCATCATCGATGGCGATGAAGCAAAAGAGTCTACCAAAACCACCGCCTGGGAAACGCTGGTCACCAAGGTGCTGAAGAAGCACTGGCCGAAAATTAAGGATGCGGATCGCCGTAACCTCATTGGCCGGTACTCGGCAATTCTCATCCAGTTTAGGGATGGTCGTGAGTGGAGCCAGCCGGTAGACCGCAACGTTGTAGCAAAGCTCAAAGAAAAAGCCATTGTTAAGCTAATCCCCGCATGGGAATCGCAGGTAAAGCCTGGTAACTTCGATACTGACACGATGTCGGAAACCTATAGCCAGCCGCTCAGTTACAACTTCAACGAGCAGCCAGTGGGCGACGATGGCACCTATGGCGTAGTGCGCGGCGTCACAGTGCACCCTGAGCGGATCATCATACTGAGTGAAGGCTCAGAAGATGAGAACATGCTATCAGGTGTGCCTTTCTTACGCGCTGGCTACAACAAACTTCTCGATCTGGAGAAGGTCTCCGGGGGCAGCTCTGAAGGCTTCCTGAAAAACGCCAGCCGTCAGCTCGGCATCGCATTCGATTCTCAGACCGATATGGCTACCATTGCCGCCCAGGCTAAAGAAGCTGGATACGCCAATATCGGCGAGGCGATGAATGAGAAAATGCAGAAGCTCAATCGAGGCACTGATTCAGCTCTGGTAACTCAGTCGGGCACCACGTCAGTACTCTCTGTGGCCGCCGCCGATCCGCAGCCGACATGGACAGTCACCGCCAACGAGTTCGCAGCATCAATTCAATGTCCGTTCACCATTCAGTTTGGGCAGCAGACCGGGCGCCTTGCTTCTGATGAAGATAAAGCCGACTGGGCGAAGCGCTGCAATGGCCGCCGATGGGGGTTCATGACCGCAGTGGTAACAACACTGCTTGAGCGTCTATGGACGATTGGCGTAATTGACCCGCCATCATCCGGCGAAGTCACATTGGCCTGGTCTGACTTACTCGCTCCAAGCGAGAAAGAGAAAATCGCCAACATGCAGGCAATGGCAGATGTGGCACAGAAAACACAGGCAGCTTACGGCACCCCGGCGATTGAACAGAACGAGATTCGAGCTGTAGGAGAACTGGAGCCGCTGCCAGAAAACGAATTTCCGCCAACGGTTCCACCGGGAGACCCGCTAAGTGACGACCCTCCAGCTAATCCGGACGCCGGTAATACCACGCAACAAGGCAGATCCGACACAGTCCGCCAGGCCAGTTAACAGGATGTTCCGCGATATCGACAACCGCTACTACCGCATCAAGGTTGCGTTAAAGCAATTGTTCGATGAGCGACTTACTGGCCGGGAGCGTGGCACCAACCAACAGTCGCATGCGGTGCACGGCAATGTCATCTACGAGGTGAATGCAGGCGCATATGTTTACGACATGTCCGCAACACAACTGGCTGACCTCCTGCAGCGCGTTCAAATCATCCTCGATGATGCATTGCTTGAAGGTGGCAGCAACAACCTGTGGGCGCTGAGCTATGTTTCTGACGAATATGAGCGTGGCACGCATCAGGCATTCACGAACCTAACCGTGCAGTCGCCGATTTACGAGCAGCAAACCACTCTAGCGCAGCTGCTTAGCAGTCCTGCATACCAGAATCAGGTGGCGGCGGCTTACGTCTCAACCTACAGCGACTGGCTTCTGGAATCCGATAGGGCTCGTGGTGATCTGGCTAATGTGATTTCAGATGCGATTGGCCGGGGCATAAACCCACGAGAAACGGCGCGGATCGTCAGCAAGCGGCTTGATGTATCGATGGCGAGAGCCAAGAACATGGCGCAGACCGAGCAGGTTGGCGCTTTGCGCGAGGCTCAATGGAATGAAACAGAATGGTCAAAAGAACGGCTTGGCCTCAATACCGCGTTACTGCACCTATCAGCCTTAAAGCCAACCACGCGAACAACTCATGCTTTCTGGCATGGGAAAACACGCACTGTTGACGAGGTGCGTGAGTGGTATAGCCGTGACGGCAACCGCTATCACTGCTATTGCAGCCAGATACCGGTCATCCTCGATGATGACGGCAAGATAGTGAATACCGGCCTTGTTGAGAGGCTGCTCAAAGAGCGCAAGGAGTGGCAGCAGGCCGCTTAACCTATCACCCCCATGAGGACACAGCATGAAGCGCAACCGCGTAAACGTGCTGACCGTCGTCAACTCCGCTTCAAACATCACCACTGAAACCATCGACGGGAAGCCACATATTGTGGTTCGCGGAATCACGCCCGTTGTCGATGACATTGTGATGAACCGGAAGTTGTACCCGGCAGCAGAAATTGAGAAGGCGTTTAACACGCTTGAGCGAAATCCAATGCCATTCGGCCACCCAAAGGTGGACGGCAAGCACGTATCGGCTCGCGATGTCCGCGCAGTAAACAACTATCACGTTGGCGCATGGCTCCAGAACGTCAGCCACGTTGACGGCAAAGTCACTGGCGACATGTACGTTGACCGCCGCTATGCCGAAGGCAGTGACAATGGTAAGCGCTTGATCAACCGCTTGGACGAAATGGCATCCAAAGCCAATGTAGACCCAATTCACATCTCTACCGGCCTGCTTTATTCCGGCATAGCTGCAAATGGTGAATCGAAGGGCAAAAAATACAACGAAATCGCCACGAACATGATGTTTGACCACGTTGCCGTGTTGCTCGATGAACCTGGGGCTGGGACGCCAGAAGAGGGCGTTGGCATCTTCGTTAACTCCGATGGCTCGGAGCAGCAACTGGAAGTCGTCAACCTGTCGGAAGGCCAATCACCCGACACAGATTCACCGCATGACCCCGCACTCAAATCATTTTTTACCCAGCTTAAGGCGTTTTTCAGCGCCAACAGCAATTCCGTCAAAGAGGAAGCAAACCCGATGAAAGAACTCATCACCAATGCGCTGAAAGCGAAAGGCATTGACGTTGAAGGTAAGTCCGATGCTGAGCTGATGGACGCTTACAACCAGATGGCCACCGAAGAAGCAACAGCGAAAGCTGCAGCTGATGAAAAGGCCAAGAAAGATAAAGAAGAGGCTGACCGCAAAGCCAAAGAAACCGCCACTAACAGCGAAGAGGCTCCGGCATGGTTCAAGCCCTTCGCCGAAAAACTGAGCACCATTGAAAACGGCCTCGCCGTTAACTCTGACAAAGAGAAGACCGAAAAGCGCGCCGCGGTTAAAGCGAAGTTCCAGCTTGAAGATCTGGCGGTTAATGCCCTCGATGGCGCTGCTCTCGACGGCTTGTATGCGCAATGCCAGTCAACCACGGGTCTGAACGGCGGTCTGCGTCAGGTAAACAACAACGATTCATTCAGCAATATGCCGGAGTAAGTAATGGCTAAAGACGGTAAGCATGTAATCCACGCGGGCGGCATTTTTGCTAATCCGCAACTTCATCGTGAAGGCGCCGCGGCGGCTGACACTCAACCCGGCACCATTGGCTTCTTCGATAACACCACGAAAAAGTTCACTGCCTCGGTAGATGGTAACGAAGAGGCGATCCTGTACGTGGCTAACTATGACTATCTGCGTTGCAAAACGGTAGATGACACGATTGCCGCGGGCGATTGGGTTGTAGCGATGCACCCAACGCCTGGTGTCTTCTTCAACGTGCCGGCCGCGACTGGCACCTACACCAAGGGCCAACCGCTGTCGATCGCCAATGGTCGCGTAAAAGCGTTAGCTGCTGATGAATCTATCCGCGCATTCGTGGAAGAAGACCGTTCAACCACCATCGCGACTGCAGGTGATCTACTGCGCGTTGTCATTAAGTAAGGAGCACCGAATGTTTGTATTCTCCACCCGAATGGCAACTGAGACGCGCAACCTTGAGGCAAACACTGCTCAGTTCCGTGAACTGGAGTTTGCCCGTAATTCCAGTGCGCAGGCTGTAGCAGATTTCATCGCTCGCACCCGCGCGCGTAGCGATGCCGCAAATGCGCCGCAACTGGATGCAGTGAACGCTGTTGACGATATCCGTCGCCTGTACCGCGCCTATGATCAGACTGTGCTAGCTGAGTTCGAGCCAAACACTGAGTTCACGCTGCTTAACGACCTGATGCCGCTGTCTCGCTCAGTTCGCCTGGAAGAGTCAGTGTATGAGTACGCTCGCACCGGCGGTCGCGGCTGGGCTCACACTTCCATGTCCGGCCAGATTGGTGCGGCACTTGATGCGAAGTCCTACACCTTCGACGGCACCATGGTTCCTATCCATGATTCTGGCTTCAAGTTCAACTGGCGTGATCCGGTCTTCAACAAAGGCTCTGCATTGGCTTCTCTGGCTGATGCGCAGGCTGGTTCGGTGAATGATGTTCGCCGTCAGTATGTAGACTACATCTGGGAAGGCTTCCGCGATCCGGCGGGCAACTTCATCAACTTCGACGGTAAAACGTGGAAGGGCTTACGCCACGATGAACGTGTCGCCCAAGTGACGCTGACAGTTAACTTCGCAACCAGCACCGATGTGAAAGCCATGCGTGCGGGCGCTATCGCGCTGCGTGATGTACTGAAGTTGCAAAACATGCAGTACGGTCAGCAGACCTGGTACGTCTCAAGCGAAATCATGTCGAACTGGGAACAGTATTTCGATGTGAACTCTCTGCGAACCGTGCTGGAAGAAATTGCGAAACTGGCTGGTATCTCGGCAATCAAAGAAGATTCCGAACTGTCAGGCAATGAAATCGTGATTGTTCCGCTGGCGGCCGGTGTTATCGCCCCAATCGTAGGTCAGGCTTTCGGCACTGTTGCCGATCCGCGCCAGTTCTACAACAGCGATTACATCTGGCGCACATGGGGTGCTGCTGGCCTGATGGTTAAGCAGGACATCAACGGCCACTTCTCTGTCATCCACGCCTCGAGCTAAGGAAAGATCATGGCACTCGTAAAGATCATCGCAGCAAACCTCTTTGCTGGTGCCAACTTCCAGAAACTGGAGGTTGGTAAGGTTTATGACGTGGACAGCGCGATCGCTGAAAAGTGGGTCGAGCAAGGCAAGGCTGAGACATCCAAAGAGAAGGCCAGTGAAAAACTGGTATTCGAAGTGGCCACGCCGTCAGCGCCGGTTAGCACTGACACTTCTGCGCTTCAGGATCAACTGAATACCGCACTGGAACAGTTGAAAATTTCCCAGTCTGATGCAGATGCAAAGGATGAAGCCCACGCAGCCGCGCTGAAACAGCTGAAAACTGCTCATGCTTCTGAACTGGAAGCCGAGAAAGCCCGTGCTGATAAAGCTGAAGCTGACCTGGTGGAAGCAACCAAGAAGGCGAAATAACCATGGCAGCCCAAATCACGCTGGGAGACGTCAAACCGCTGATGGCTGAATTGGGCTTCACGGTTCCTGATGCTGTCCTGCAGTTACTTCTCGACCAGGTAAACGCCACGTCTACATGTATGGACGGGGCGGGCTACTCCGAAAGCCTGCAGAAGCTCATGCTTATCTATGCAGCCGCGAGACTGGCCGCCCTGTCCGGTGCCAGAAAGATAGCTTCTCAGTCTGCCCCGTCTGGCGCTTCACGCTCGTTCACCTACGACAGCTCCGGTACGGATTACCTGTATAGGCAGTTGCTGTCATGGGATACGAACGGCTGTCTTGCTGGCCTGCCTCTTTCTGGCGTGTCGGTTGGCTTCTTCGAAGTTGTCGGGGGCTGCTGATGAACTGGCAACCCCCATCATCACCGCCGAAACCTTACGATCGCGTCTGGCTTAAAACGTCCACTGGCCGGGAAACAACCGGCTACATCAACAGCGGCGGTGAGTGGGTGTTCAATTGCAGACGTGTTGCCGCTGAAAAGCCCATTGTACTGGGCTGGAGGGCGTGAAATGTCATCATTAGCGAGCTGGTCTTACACGGCTCAGGCGACCGTCTGGCGCAGACTCGGGCTCAATGAGTATGGCGATTCGCTTGGATGGTCGGAGCCGTTAGTCATCGCCTGTGATTATCAGGGCGGCCTGTCTAAACGCCTCGGCGCTATCGGTGTAGAGAAGGTCGTTAAAAACACCATCTGGACTGAATATGCGCTGGCTACCCCTGGCGACTACATACTGATCGGCGCATCGGCTGAGTCTGACCCCATGGCTGCGGGTGCTGACGAAATCATGCAGTCAATTCAGTACGCCGATACGTTCGAGCGTACTGCTGATGACTGGGCGATCATCACGGGAGTGTGACCATGGGCATCAAAATACGTGGAGTTGAGCAGGCTAAGAGAAACCTTGATGCAGTCATCAATGATATTCAGGGGCGGAGGGTTTTGCGAGCCATCCAGAGCGTGCTGATCATCGGTTCGTCTCAGGCGGCACTCTACACCCCAATCGACACATCAACGCTGCTAAATAGCCAGTACCGTGAGGTGACTGCGAGCGGAACACGCATTGTTGGTCGCGTAGGTTATTCGGCCAACTATGCCGTCTACGTTCACGACCCTAATATCCCGCAAAACTTCAAGCGCTCAACCGCTCAGAAAGAGTTTCTGTCCAAGGGCTTTGAGGATTCGCGCGATGCCATCAGTGCAGCGATCAAAAGGGAGATGGTGCTTTGAATCCTCCAATGCATACGCGCGTGCGCAATTACTTCGTCGATGCCGGGTTAACAAACGGATTCATCACGCAACTGCTCATATGGAAAGACACTGGCAAGCAGACGGACGCTATCATGGTTTTCCGTCCCAACGGCGGCACAGCGGTGCGTAAAGGTCTGGGCTCGCAATATTTCATTATCGTTGACGTGGTCGGCGCTAAGAACGCTGACGCGGCTGTTGATAAGGCGGCACACGCTATAATCGATTACGTTCAGCAAAACCCAATGGCTGATGCTTGCGTCGGGTATCTGGAGAACCTCGGAGGCATTCCAGCCCCCGTCCTAACTACCGAAGGCCGCCTGGTCTATCGGATTCAGTTTGTTGCCACTTTCGGCAGCTCCTAAAACGTCAAAGAGGAATTAAACATGGCTGAATGCCAGAACAGCAACGAACGTTTGTTCGGTGGCGCCGTTGTGCTTGAAGTTGCCGATGGCTGCAGCGATGTGCTGCCGCAAGAGTCGGAATGGAAATCACTGGCTGCCGGCACAACAAAAGGTTTCGACTTCAGCCCGAATAGTGTCACCAGTGATGCTGATGACGGCAAGGGATATGTTGAAACTATCGTAACCAACTCGGATTTCACCATTAGTTTTGAGGGTGAAGTTCGTAAGAAGGACAAGCTTGATCAATATGGCGTTGGTCGTTTGATTAAGTATTACCACACTGAGATCTCCAACCGCCGACAGCCTGGTATTTGGGTTCGTCTGGAATACGGTCCAATCACGTTCATTGGTTACATGAACATCACTGCTCTTAGCTCTAGCGGCGGGACCAACGACATTGTGCCAATCACCACTGAGTTTAAGGTGGGTGATGCCAGTACCATTCAGGTGATCGACACCGACGAGACCATTCCAGCAACTGGTGTGACTGTTGCACCGGCGACAGCATCGCTCGCCGTTGGAGCTACGCGCCAATTAACGGGCGCAGTCCAGCCAACTGATGCAACCGACCGCACCGGAACCTGGACAACTTCAGATGCTACTAAGGCCACCGTGAGCAATACAGGCCTTGTCACTGCGGTGGCAGCGGGTAGTGCGACGATCACCTTCACATCTACCGATGGCAGTTTCACCGCCAATTGCGCAGTAACGGTTACCGCTTCGTAACCATTCCAAGGGGTAGCATGCTGCCCCTGATAATGCTTATGGAGACCATATGACACCATACAAAGAGATTGGCGAGTGCCTGGTCTCAATGGGCGACCATGATTACTTTTTCCGTCCATCCTTCGCAAATATGATGCGTATTGGCGATCCGGAATCGATAGTTCAGGCCTTTTATAACCTGCATAACGACGAGTATACGTCCCTTATTCGGCGCTCTGTCGCGGCTTATGGCGGCATCCCTCAGTGGTTGATGACGTACATTGGCAGGCCGCAATTTAATAAGCCCGTGATTTATTCGGCTATGAATGTGCTTTACGCATGCTGTGATGACAATGTCAGCTCATTGGTTGGTGAGTTGCGCCCTGGACGCACTGGCCGCTGGTCTTTTGTTTACCGTAAGGGCGCCATGCCAGTGTCGGATATGGTGCTGATCGCACAATCGCTCATTCAGCACGGCATAATCGGTAAGGCTAAGGTGAGAAAGCTGCAGCGCCACGAGGGGGGCGAGTCTACGACAGGATTCAATGCCTTTGAATACATCAGCGCCGCGCGTATCGGATTAGAGTTGTCTCGCGATGAGGCTGAAAAGCTCACAATGACCGAGTTCCAGATGCTGCTGGCTGCGAAGTTCCCGGACCAGAAGGGCTTCACTAAAGAAGAGTATGACGCGGTGGCTGATGATTATCTGGCTAGAAAGAATAGAAAGTTAAAAAGGCTGAGTAGCCCGCCTGATTAAGCTTTCTTTTCCATATGGATGTTGTCATCCATCAGATCTGCCTGTTATTGGTCTGCATGAGAATTATTGCCGGGGCGGAATATTTTCCATCCAAATTGAAGATCAGTTCTCAGATTTTCATCTCATTCCACTACAAACTGAGTGAACTCTTGAGCGCTATTGCCCAGTCCAAAACTGCGCAGTTCCTGAAGAATTTCTTGTCTTTTTTCGGGTGGCAATTTAGCGATTATCAGACCAATAACCATCTTTAGTTGAACAATTTCAACCTGTGCATCGTCCATATCATCCAGGATGCATTCAAGTTGTATGCGTTTATTGATCGCTGGCATGGTTTCTACTCATTAATTATTCGTTAGATACAAAATACCTTGATCAGCAAGTTTTGAGCAACCCAACGTCAAGGCTTTTGCACCATCCTGCGACTACGCGGTACAAGTATTTATCACAGCATGTCCTGGGACTAATGGGCACAACCTATAGCCTCATCGAACAATTACAGCGCCCCCAAGTCATAGCTGCAATCAGGGGATAATAACCCCAAGCTAAAAGTGACTGACCCGCCTCGAGCGGGTTTTTTATTGCCCGGAGATCGTGATGTCAGAAAAAGTCGGAGACATTTACTACGAGGTTGGCGCTGATATTGCCCCGCTTCTGCAGGGATCATCACAGGCCAACGCCGTGCTTGATGCCATGGGAAAAGGTGCTGACAAAGCATCAGGTAACATGGATGGGCTTGAGCGTTCCGCATCAAAAACCGGCAAAGCCGTGGCCCGCGCCGCTGACGATGCCAGCCAAGCGGCGAAGATTATGGAGCGCCTAGGTAATGAAATCGCGGTGCTAGAAGAGGCCAGCCAGAATGGAGCCCGCAGCGCCACTGTCCTGGCTGCACAGTTGATAGCAGCAGGTGATGCATCTGAAGCGCAGACAAAAGAAATTGGTAATCTTGCCGGTAAGCTTTTCGACGTTAAACAAGCAGCTGCAGAGTCAGCGAAGTTAGTTGCAGCAAATACGGCGGCGATGCAGCGCGCTCAGTCAGCTATCACATCACTGCAAAGCGATGTATCGGTGTTGAGCACTGAGATGGAGTCCGGATCACGAAGCGCGGCTATCCTAGCTGCACAGTTAAAGGCTGGTGAAGGCGCAACGCAGGAACAGAAGGCTCGCATTGGAGAGCTAACCGGCAAACTGTATGACATGAAGGCCGCGCAGGATGCTTCAGCGCGCGCCACAATGCTGGCTTCCAAGCAGTCGGCGCAGCAGGCTAATGATGCCGCAAAACTCCGCTCACTGTCTTCCAGCCTTACTCAGCAAATCGCAACCCTCACTGAAGAACAGAAGAATGGCGCACGAAGCGCGGCGATGCTGGCGGCACGTTTACAGGCAGGATCCACAGCGACAGCTGCGCAGCGTAAAGAGATAGGGGAGTTGGCCGGGAAACTTTATGACCTGAAACAGGCGCAAGACCAAGCTAATGTTGCTCAGCAGAAATCTACCGGCATTATGGGCGGGCTGAAAACCGGGCTGACAGCAATAGCGTCTGCTATCGCTATCTCTCAGTTGGTTCAGTACGGCAAACAGTTCCTTGAAATTGCAGACACAATGACGCAGCTGCAGGCGCGCATTGATAGACTGTCTTCAAGCGCGAAAGAGGGCGCAGAGACGTTTCAGGCGCTTTCAGCTATCGCGTCTGCATCAGGTTCCAGTCTGAAGGACACAGAGAAGCTTTGGGAAACACTTACCTCATCCCTGAAGAGCGCTGGAGCAAGCAACGCGCAGATCCTCACACTGACAGATACCCTTCAGAAAATTGGGCGCATTGGTGGCTCATCTACTGAAGAGATGGCTAACGCTTTACGCCAGTTTGGGCAGTCAATTGCAGGCGGAACGGTACGCGCGGAGGAATTTAACTCCATCATCGAGCAGATGCCTGAGTTAGCGCGCCAGATGGCGGCAGGCCTTGGCATTTCAGTTGGTGAGCTGCGCAAACGCATGCTTGAGGGCAAGTTATCAGCAGAGGATGCGCTGAATGCCATCATTACGCAGACAGGTTTGGTAAATCAGGAGTTCTCAAAGCTACCGCGCACCGTGGATCAGGCAACAAACAGCCTGACGATTTCATTCCAGGAGTTAGTGAAGCAGATAAATGACACCACTGGCGCAAGCACCGGAATGGTTCATGTTATCGACTCCATCACTGCGGCAATCGACAGGCTTGCAGGAAAAGTTCCAAGCGCGACCCAGCAGATTTCAGACTTGAACAGCACGGCTGACATGTTTGCCCGCCGCGCCAGAACTTACTCGTTTCTTGGTCTTGATGGCTGGGCAGCACAGGCAGAGGGAATCAACGCAGTCAGTAATAAGGCTGCAGCGCTTGTAGGAGATTTGGCAGCAATCTCAAAAGCCAATGCTTCGGCAAGTAACCAACCGATAAAGATAGCTGGCGCAGGGGCCGCAGACGAACTCAGCAAACTTGAAAAGTCCACGAAGCGAAAACTGGAGTTATCCAGGTTAGAGGGCGAAGCACGCGCAAGACTGCAGGCGCAATATGATGCGGAAGATGCTGGTATCACAGACAGCAAGCGCATTAAGGAACTTCAAGACGAATATGCCGCGACAGAAAAGAATACCAGCGCGCGAAAATCCTCAGCAGCGGAAGGTAAAAAAGCTTCATCGCAGGCTGAATCAGATGCGCAAAAGTTGGAGGTTCTTCGTCAGAAGTCTGATCAGGTTGCGGACTCAACTAAAGAGCTTTCTCGTTCGCAAGCAATTCTGCAGGCACAACAATCCCTAAGCAAAAGCGCTACCGATGCTCAGATTCTTCAGGCAGGAGAGTATGCGGCCAAGATATGGGACCAGAATAACGCCCTCAAGCAACAGGCACAGATTAAACAGGGTCAAAACTTTGCAAATCAGGAGGTTGCAGCTGGTAAGGCATCAGTTAACCCGCTTACTGGCGAAGCTGTTGATCCTGTTGCTCAGATTGACCAGCAAGAACAGAAAAAACTCGCAGCACTCGCAAACTATCAATCAATTGACCTTCAAAATGCTCAATTGTATGAAGATGCGAAAACTTCTATTCAGCAACAGGCGGCCAATGCTCGCGAGCAAATTGCGATAACAGAAAGGCAGACCTACCAACAGAACATGAGCAATTTGCTTGGCGCCACATCTGACTCTGTCGGTGCAGTCGCAGATGCCATTGGGCAGGCTGCCGGTAAGTCTAGCGCTGCTTACCAAGCCATGTTCGCCATAAGCAAAGGATTCGCAGTTGCTCAGGCAGCACTCAACTTACAAACCGCCATAGGCAATGCAATGGCGCTTCCATACCCTGCAAACATTCCCGCAATTGCTCAGGCAGTTGCAGCTGGGGGGCAGATGGTCAGCGCAATTAGCAGTATTTCCTATGGCGGCGGCCGAGAAAAAGGTGGGCCCGTTGACGGAAACAGTATCTACCGGGTAGGTGAAGGTGGTAAGCCTGAAATCTTCAAGGCCAGCAATGGAAACCAGTAGATGATCCCCGGCGATAACGGGTCGGTGATCAGTAATAAGGATATTGGCGGCGGAAGTGATGGCGGCGGCGGTATTCAGCAGGAAGTGCATTTCCATATCCAGACGACCAACGGCATTGACGACGCAACAATGCAGAAGATGGCAGGCATGATGAAGCAGGTGGCGCTTTATCAAATCAAAGACCAAAGCACTCGCCCGGGTGGCATGCTTCAATCCCGCAAGAAATAGGACATCCCATGCCAGAAACTTTCACATGGAGCCCGCAATCGGGCTTTACGGGCGAAGACACGCCTGATGTCACAGTCGTGAAGTTGGGCGATCGTTACGAACAGCGACAGGTAAATGGTATCAATCCGCTCATGGGTAAATACCCGCTGACCTTCATTGGCTATGACGATGACAAGTGCTCACGGCCAAACTTGGCAAAGGAAGTTCGAGCCTTCCTTGTCGCTCGCATGGCTGTTGAGTCGTTCTACTGGACGCCACCTGATACCGGCATTCAGGGGGTGTATGTATGCCGATCCTGGTCGATGCAGAAGAACAAAGGTGTTTACACGCTAACCGGAACGTTTGAGCAGGTGCCGCGATGAGAGACATACCAGCAGAACTCATCATTGAAAGCGTTGATGCCGGTGTCGGCGCGATGCTCGACCTGTTTGAAGTCGATCTGCAGTCGTTCGGCGGCGATGTTATCCGCTTTCACGCGGGCACAAACGGCTATTACAAAGATGTCATCTGGCAGGGGCGCGCTTACTCGGCCTATCCGATCGCCGTTGAAGGCTTCGAGGTTAAATCGGAGGGGACATATTCGCGCCCGACGATGAAGGTAGCGAACATCACCGGTCTGATTACCGGCATCAACCACGATTTCGATGATGCGCTGGGCGCCGTGGTGACGCGCCGGCAGGTACTGGTAAAGCATCTGGACGCAGTGAATTTCCCGAACGGTAATGCTGATGCAGATTCGACGATGGAAGCTGTCTCCCGCTATGTCATCGAAGAGATGGCAGAAGAGACGTTCGAGACTGTCACCTACAACCTCGCCACGCCAGTGGACTGTGATAACGCCATTATCCCGGGCCGCACCATCCTGGCTGACGTGTGCCAGTGGGTGTATCGCGGCGATGGCTGCGGCTATTCCGGCGGCGCGGTGGCCGATGAGAAGGACAATCCAACATCTGACCTGTCCCGCGATAAGTGCTCAAAGCACCGCAGCGGGTGCCGTTTACGATTCGCCAAACCCTCCGCGCTGCCATACGGCGGCTATCCCGGTTCTGCCAAGGTGTCCTGATGCTTGAATCTGAATGCCTGAACTATGCCGCCTCATCGGGTGACGAGGTTTGCGGGCTGATTATCAATGGCAATCGCCTGTGGCGATGTTGCAACTCGCATCCTGATCCGGCGAGCAATTTCCGGATCGATGACAGAGAGTGGCTGGAAGCAGAAGCGGCGGGAGAAATCACCGCCGTTTTTCATTCTCATCCTGAACCAAAGCTGGTGCTATCCGGCGCTGACCGTGTAGCGCAGTTGGCAACCGGGATTGATTGGTGGCTGGCGAGTAGCGGGCGGCTGCGTAAGTTTCGCCCGGTGCCGCATCTGCTTGGTCGCCGGTTCGTGCACGGTGAAACGGACTGCTACACGCTGTTCCGCGATGCCTATCACCTCTGCGGCATTGACCTTCCGGACTTCGAGCGAACCAACGGTTGGTGGGTACGCGGTGAAAATCTCTATCTGAAAAACATCGCGGCCAACGGATTTCATCAGGTTGGCTTCGACGCCATTCAGCCAGGCGATGTAATCATCCGGCGCGCATTCCCTGAATGCGACCCGTGCCACGCAATGATCTGGCTGGGTGACAACATCATTCTCCACCACGAAGTTCACGGCAGGCTCAGCCGCCGCGAGCCGCTGCGACAGATTCACGTCCCTCTAATTCACTCCATCTGGAGACACGAAAAATGCTCACTTTTGGATTTGCGGGGAATTTACGACGACATTTCCGCCAGATCACAATGAACGTCGACACGCCAGCACAGGGGTTACGCCTTCTGCTGGCGCAGTGTCCCGCATTCAAACGCGATTTCTACAACACCCGGATCCGCATGCGCATCGATGGCAGCGACGTCTGCGGCGACAACCTCGAATTTCACATGAACCGCCACGTTAAAGACGGTGCACGTGTGCTTATCGTTCCCGTGGTGGAGGGTTCAATTTCGGCTGTGGCCGCAGCATGGATCATGGTTGCCGTGGCGGTTGCCTCAGTGGCGTATTCGCTCTACATGACCTCGCATATGAAGACGAAGACATCAGCGGATCAGGACGCCAACTCCATCACGAATAACTCATTCACCAGCGCGGAAAACCGCATCGGACAGGGGCGGCCGGTGCCGCTACTTCTCGGTGAAATGGTGGTTGGCTCAAATGTTATCAGTCTGGGTATCGATACCACGAACAATCAGGACTGGAATATCTCTATCAGCTAAGGTGACAGCATGGGCTCAGGCGGCGGTGGTGGCAGCACTCCGAAACTAATCGACGACAACCTCAAATCAAAGCAATTCCTCCGCGTTCTCGACCTCATCAGTGAAGGTCCAATATACGGACCCGTAGATCAAAGTCACCTCTCATCATTCATGCTGAACAAAACGCCTGTGACAGATTCTGCAGGTAACGCGACTATCAACGGCGTGAGCGTGGCATGGCGGCCGGGAACTGCAACACAGATACCGATCAACGGTTTCAACGCCATTGAAGCGACAACGGTGGTCAATACCGATGTGACTCAGGCAACGCCGCTGGTGCGTACAGTTACCGACATCGATGTTGACCGCGTGCGCATGAACATTGGTGTATCTGGTCTGGTTCAGCAGGATACGAGGGGAAACCAGCTGGAGACGGCTGTCACCATGGTAATCGAAACCCGTGTTGGTAACGGTGCCTGGCAGACACAGAAGACGGTGACAATCAGCGGAAAGCAGTCAGGAGAATATCTTGAAGCGCACCTGTTTGATGCGCCAGAGACTAAGCCCTTTGATATTCGCCTGCGCCGCGTCACCGCCGACAGCAGCAGCGACCTGTTGAACAACGGCACGGTATGGAACAGCTTTACCGAAATCACCGATGACAATCTGTCATACCCATATGCGGCCGTTGCTGGATGCGTGGTTGACCGTGACCAGTACACCGACACGCCAACGCGCACGTACCACCTGCGCGGCCTGATTGTCGATGTGCCGGATAACTACGACCCGATCGCCCGCACTCATACCGGAATCTGGCTTGGTGGATTTAAGTCAGCCTGGACGAACAACCCGGCATGGATATTCCGCGCGCTGGTGAAGAACAACCGCTACGGTCTGGCGCGCCGCGCTGGCTATGTCGATGTGGATGACGGCAGCCTGTACATTCTCTCACAATTCTGCGATCAGCTCGTTGATGACGGTTACGGCGGGCAGGAGCCTCGTTTCACGCTAAACGCCTACATCACTGAGCAGAAGAGCGCCCGCGACCTGTTGGATGACATTGCCGGTATGTTCCGTGGCATCGCGCTGTGGGACGGCATGCGCTTCTCTGTGATGTTGGACAACCCGCAAGACCCTGTCGCTTCCATCACCAATGCCAACGTGGTAGACGGCCTGTTTACCTACAGTTCGATGAAGCGCTCAGAACGTTACAACGCGGTGGTGGTTTCCTGGACTGACCCGAACAACGGCTGGGAACAGGTTAAGGAATACGTCTCCGACGACGAGATGATCGACCGCTACGGCTACAACGAAACCACGATGGAGGCTTTCGGTTGCACTTCTCGCGGGCAGGCTTACCGCACCGGAAAATGGATGCTGGAGACTGCCAAGCGAGAGACCAAGAAGATCACCTTCAAAATGGCGCGTGAAGCGATCCGCTTCATTCCCGGAGATATCGTTGAGGTGATGGATAACAACTATGCGGCCACGCGCTTGGGCGGTCGAATCATCTCTCACGCCCCCAAAACCATCACTGTGGATGCTGATGTTTCAACGTTAGCCGGCGGCGGTGATTCAATGTCGCTAATGGGCTCTAACGGGAGATTTGTTAAGTACGAGATTGCCAGTATAGCGGGGCGCGTGATTACGCTAAAAACGGCTCCCTCTTGGGTACGAGACGGCACTGTATTCGTGATCAGCACTGGTGAAGTGGCGCCGCGTCTGTTCCGCATCATGGGTATTTCAGAAGACGATAACAACTCGGTCTACAGCATCTCTGCCACTCTGCACGACCCGAACAAGCAGGCGATTGTTGATGATGGCGCAGTATTCGAAATGCCAAACGATACCCTGAATGGCTATCGCGTGCCGAACATCGAAAACTTACGGATCATCAACACCAACACCGAAACTGTGCAGGTAACGGCAACGTGGGAAACGGCGACGATAACCAAGAAAATCGTGTTCGAGCTTTATGTGTACAGCACAGAGGGCAAGGTTGTAGCGCAGTATGAAAGTGACCAGTTCCGCTATGACTTTTACGGGCTGGATGCTGGCAGTTACACGCTGGGCGTGCGCGGTCGTAATGAGAATGGCATGAAGGGTGCTGAGACACAGGTAAGTCTGGTGATCGGCGCGCCGGGTGCACCATCGTTCATTCAGTGGACGCCTGGAATCTTCTCCGCTGACATCGTTCCGGTGATGAATGTCACGGCGACTACCGACACATCATTCGAGTTCTGGTACACCGGAGAGGTACCGGCCAGCAGCATTGGCGCGGTAGAGGATGAAGCACAGTTTCTCGGGCGCGCATCTCAGTGGACGCTGCATGGCTTAAAAGCCGACCATACGTATTACATGTATGTGCGCACCAAAAATGCATTTGGTGTATCGCCATTCGTTGAGGTGTCAGGGCAGGCTTCATCTGACATTCCCGGCATGATTGAACTGATTGACGAAGGGATCCGTAACTCTGAGGCGTTCGAAAACCTCACCGGAAACATCAACACCAATATTGAAGGCATGCTGCAGAACGCCCTCAATAACAACTCAATCGTTGACCATCAGTTCGCCATTAATGGTGAAGTTCGCGCTGACGTGATTGTAGTGAAAACAACTATCGCTACAGTATCTCTGGCAATGGCCGAGCTTGAAACCCAAGTACAGGCCCAGATGGGTGACCTTACTGCAGCTGTTAATGAGAAGCTTACAGCTGTTGTTCAGGACAATGGCACAGCCAAGGCATTCTATACGCTGCAGGTTGGCATCGAGCGTGGCGACCAGTTCTACAGTTCGGGTATGGCGATCGGCATTGAGCCATCAGGTAGCACCTACAAATCCACCATTGCCTTCAATGCGGATCAGTTCGGTATCTATACCGGCAGTGAGGCGGGTAACTATCAGATGGCATTTGCCGCGGTTAACGGCCAGGTGTTCATCAATGATGCTTTCATAAATTACGCCGGAATTACGCTTGCGAAGATTGGCTCCTGGTATTCCGCCAACTATGTGGCGGGAATGATGGGAACAATTATGAAGTCTGATGGCTCTTTCGAGCTAAATGGACCCGTTTCCGGCCAAGGCCGGTTTGTCGTGGATAACCGGGGCGCGGCCTGGTATAACGCCAGCGGTCAGCTTGTTTGCTCAATGGGAGCCTCTCGCTAATGGCAAATGGATTCACTGCTTTTATTAACGGGACGTCATATGACGTCCTTAATAGCATGGGCTTTAACTTTATCGTCGATATTGTTTCTATAAGTGGTTCAGGCAGTAAATCTTACAGTTACTCTAACTTTACGCTCAGTGCTTCTCTCATAGGGGGAACATTATCAAGCGGAACAACACAAAAGACATCGGTAGTTTCTATGTCAGGCCAGACAGCGTCATGGTCTGGAATTGAAGGGCAGGTGAAAATGGTTGTCACAGCATCACCGACATCTATTTTAAATTACGCTGGATTTGTTCTTAATGACTACAGCACATCACCACCAAAATTTAAAATTGCACCTAACTTTACTCCTTTTAATTTGTGTCAGGTAGTTGACCTTACCCCTACATACGACCAGATTCTGCAAACCAATGTGCCTGCTGGTCAGCCATTTATAGCGTTCCACAGAAGCATATCCTCTTCAGGTTTTGACCATGTTATGTGGACTGAGACAACTCAAAATGGATTCGTGGCACTTCAGTTCAGGTCAAACCTAGGCGGTTCATTACCTATGACCGCTACGCGGATTTATGTTTTCTCCAAAGTAATGGTGAATATACCTCAGTCTGGCTTTTTCATGTATGACAACGGAACAATAGTCTGGCACCAAAACTGCCTCCCATTAGCGATGTCAGTTGGCGGGGTGAGCTCCTCTTCAGTTCCTATGGCAATCACAAGTGGTCCTTCTGTACTGGTCAGTATCCCTGCCGATCCCGGTTACCCAGAAGTTGGCTATACGCGTTACAACTTATACAGCGCAGGCTTTCAGTCGAATGGATTGTATTCTGCTGATGGGACGGATTTGTACAGACAATCAAACTATCAGGTTCCGGCAGGAAACAGCCCTCCGCCCGGAATGGGCATTGGGCCGCCGGGGGTCATACAGACAGCTATCTATGACACTTATTACAGGCAGGCATTAGGGGTTTAATTTGTCGCATTCTGAAGTGTCGACAAATTGCGACTTATCCGCCCATGTATGAAATGGATTTCCAGCAAGGTATTTACCGTTTTCAATTTTAAATACAGCAACGTCATATATGTGATTGGTGATTTTCGCTTTGTTAAAGCAGATTGGTGGCGTATTAGATGCGCAACCTGACAAAGCTAATAACGCTACAGAGATAGTGAATGTCATCTTCATATAAATACCTTCCTTTTTTGTATACAGCATGAAATCACCTCAGCCAGTTCGATTGAAGTGAATGATTTAGATCTTATCGATCGATTTATTTACTTGATTTGAGCAGAAATGAGTACATAGCCCGGCTTGAGCGCTGGGTTTTCTTATTGCCCGGAGGAAACGATGCCAGCAGGTACTATTACGCTCACCAGTGGTTCAACAGCCGTTACTGGTACAGGCACTAACTTTGCAACTGAATTAAAAGTAAATGACTTTATGGTCGCCGTTGTTGGCGGAGTGACTTACACACTTGGTGTCCAGGCTATTGGGTCGGCTACAGCATTGACGCTGACCACTGCTTTCAATGGACCAACTAGTTCCGGATTAGCCTGGACGGCCCTTCCCAATGCAGCTCTCGTCGGAATCACGGCTCAGGTCGCGGCTGATGTGGCTAAGACAATACGAGGATTTAACTTTGATAAGGTGAACTGGCAGAAGGTTTTCAGCAGCGATACTTCTGTCACCGTAACATTGCCAGACCTGACAAAGTTTACTGGTCCAAGCTGGGGTTATATTGCGGACCAATTTAATGGTTTTCAGTCCTCTTTAGACGAGAAAGCCAATAAAAGTGATCTTGGTAATTCGTCATCAAAGGATGTTGGGACAGCCTCTGGTACTGTGGCTGCCGGAGATGACTCCAGAATAACGGGGGCTTTACAAAAGTCTGGCGGCACAATGACTGGTGGAATAACCATGGGAGGCACTGCCGGTATAGATTTATCGGGCTCAAACTTATCTACCATAAATGTGATGTCATGGGTGAGCACTGCCGCCGCACGGGCATGTTTGGCTAATGCTGGATTTTCTCAGCCATCATCAACTGTATTCGACTTGCCCGGAGCAAGTCGAACTATGCGAGTGATTTGTGCGACTGCGGTAGTAACACTCAATTCAGGAAGCACCGGAACTATTACATACCCGAACGCTTTTCCAAACGCCTGTAATGCTGTTGTGGCATGTAACGGCGACAGAAATACAACAGGAGGCAACGTAAATATCATTGGCACTTCAGCTTTAGGTGGATTTAATTTTATTTGTGAGAACAGTGCATCAAGTGGGGTTCGAATTAACTATATAGCGGTAGGATATTAACCATGCTTGAAAACATTGCAGCAGAAAATAACTCATCGGAAAAATATTATTACAGCATTACTGCCAAAGGTTTTTACCTTCAATCTGATATGGACTTATACGCCAACAAGCCTTCTGACTTGATTGAGATACCCGAAGCTGATTACATGGCTTGGTGCAATCCCCCTGAAGGTTATTATCAAGTGTTCGATGATAAAGGACCTCGTATTGAGGTGTTGCCTGAACCTGATTACCAGGCAATTGCAGATGTTAACCGTAAAACCCTTCTTGAGGAAGCTACACAGACAATCATTGTATGGCAGACTAAGTTGTTGATGGGCCGCAAACTTAGCGATACTGAGACTGAATCACTTAATGCATGGATGGATTACATTGACGTTTTGAACGATACCAACATCAGTGATGCACCTAATATTCAGTGGCCGATAAAGCCAACTGCGTAAAAAAGCCCCGGCGACGGGGCAGATATGTACCGCGCCCGTCTTAAAGCAGACTACGGGGTGGGTGATCAAAGGTTAGTTGCTCACTCCAATCCTCTCCACTTAAAATTCTTTACCGCCGTCCATTACATGCAACACGTATAAAAAAGCCCGCTCAGCGGCGGGCAAAGTGTTTCATGGCAGGGTAAACCTGCAAACTCGTACGCTAACGCGCAACATCCTGTATGCGTGTAGCTCTATTAGGCTAAAACTGTGTGAAGTGCAGTGATGTGGGAATGGTCTTACAAAAGTGAGGTTAGGATTGTTCTGTGCTGGAGCATAAAAAAGCCCGGCACAGTGGCCGGGCACTGACTAACTCTGTGGTTGACCAGCCGGGCCTTTGCCCAGCGGGCCGCCAGGTACTGATTCGCCGCTTGGTGCATGTGGTCGACCATCATGGCCTACAGCAGGGCTTTCATGATGGCATCCTGCCAGCGTCACAAGGCCTGTAATAATGATTAATCCGCTTAAAAACTTCTTCATAATTTCCCCAGTCCATGAAAGCAACGGTATGTTGCTAATAAAGCTTAGGTTTCCAAAATGATTTGTCAAAACGGAGCAATTAAAAAAATAAATCTCGTTATGCGCCAAAGGCTTTACGAAAACCTCACCTTGACGATCTTGAAAGACTCCTTTTTACAAATAATACTGTATGCACATACAGTTCTATTGAATGGTAATGACAATGCCTCGTGACTATGAAATCAAGATGGCTTTCAGGCAGGCGCTTAAACGTGATGTAGAGGGCCGTTTAACAATAAGTACAGTCGACTTTGTTGCAGTGCTTAAACGTTACAAATGGGAGTATTCCCTGAGTGAAGCAAATAAGTGGATTGAAACCAACACAACGACGTTCCGCGACATTTCCCCTAGAAACGGTGAAGAGCGCGTGTTTCAGGTTTTCAATCCCAATGGTGGAATGTGATTTTCGCGCCGGTTGATGTGGACTCGTGCTATGTCTTCAGCGCATCGTTCATCCGGCGCTATACGAAAGCAGGCGCGATCCTCGGCGACTTTTAGCCAAGGCATTTCACAGCTCAATCTCTTTGACGACCACAAACCACAAGCCAGAAGTTTGGCATTTAGTATACGGCCTTAAGCAGAGCGGGAAGGGGGAAATATGGTTCGCAGGACAGAGTACTCAGAAAGCGTGGGCAATGAAGAGGGAAATTTTGTCCCCGGCTTACACCACTCGATATTCGGATCTGCCGGTTGCGAGGTGACTCTTCCGGTTCAGAAATTGATGACAACCAGCAGTAGCTGTTACCTGGTGGAGTGGAACGGGCGAAGTTGCATCGTAGACGAGAAGCGGCGACCGCAGAATGGTGACGCTGTTCTGCTGGACCTCTCAGGAAATTACGAATGGGGGCATGCCTTTCTACATCCCAGTCGTATTATCACCGATGACGGACTGACTCTGGATGATGATCAACTCGAGGATGTGGCCGTGGTAGGAGTGGTAACGCACGAGGTTACCGCAATACACGAACAGGATGGGTCACCAATTTAATGCCTAAAAATAAAAAGCCCGGGAAACATCAGTCACCCGGGCGGCATCAGTTTATGCCAAACATTTCCATTAAGAGTAAGAGCATGACCTCAACTACGGGGAAGCAGTCAGGACTTAAGAATATTAGTATGCCTTTTATTTTTTGCTGATGAGACCAATCAAAAATTCACTCTTCACAGGATGATATAGAATGATTAAGACAATTCTCATTCCCGGAGTGCGCCATGAAGGATGCAAAGTATTTTGAAAATCTTCACTCACGTGTAATTGGGGTATTAGGCGGGGCCCTCATGTGCATTCTTGAAGAGCAAAAAGAGCTTACTAAGGATTCTCTGACAGAAGTTGTAAAGCAAAATTTTGAAGGAGACGACTACCACTTAGCTGTAGATGTTGTCTTGGACTTGCTGCGTCAGCACAACCGTTGA